CATCCTTCGTGTCATCGAACTCCAAAGCGTGCCCACTTTCTGATTCATGGACATTATTATATGGGTATTTTGCCGCATAATAGGGGTCTGGTTCTACCTTGTCCGCTTTCTTTGCCTTCTTTAAGGAAACAATTGAATCATCTATCTTTTCATTTCTTGCCAAGCGTGATGTGCTTGGTTCATCTATTCTTCTTGGATAACCTGTTGCACTTTCATTTGGTTTAACTGGCGCAGAGGTTAATTGGTCACCTGTTCTTGGGTCTGCAAATGCTTCTTGTGCGTTTGCAGCCTTCAATGCAATACCAGGAAATACACCCATAATAACTGGCTCTTGTGCCGCTTCTCCGTCTGTAAAGAATCCAATAACCATATCACCTTCTTTTGGTGCATACGGGTTTGTATTATTTACAGGTAACATAGGCATAGCCCATGGCAACTGGTCTGTTGGTAATTGCATTTTGTTATCAGCATTCCAACCAACAGCTCGCACACGCACACGACCCATCTTTAGTGGGTCTTGTCTATCTTCTACAACACCGACCCACCATGTGAATCCGTTTTTACCAGCAAAATCTTTATCGTTTTCGGCCATATCAATAATCTAAAATGTCAGCGTTTTGAGCAGAATCACTCGTTTCAACAAATTCTTTTTCTGTTGATGTAGTAGCAACTTCAATAATTGTTTCATGTTTTTCTAAACCAATAATTTGTCGAGAAGCAATAATAATATATTTACCACTTAAACTATCATCGGTATTATCATCACCCATTTCTTTTTGTGCCATATTAGGTAACATAACATTAACATTTAAACCAGACGTCAATTGAAAGTTACCAGGCATTGCAAACTTAATTCTTTTTTCCATTAAATTAGCAAGAATAGCTTTTCTTTGAAACAAATAATTTTCATAATTCTCTTGTTTCTGTAATGAATATGGGTCGTTTTGTTTAATGTATGAACTTAACTGTTTAGCTGCACTAAAAATACTAACCGTTTTCTTAGAATCAAAAGCTTCTTGATTACTTAAACCATCACGGTTTTTAATGTTAGTTATATTTGGTGTTTCATTACCGTGATCCATACTGTTATAGTGGTCACTAAATTTAATGTTCTTTTTGGCAACTGTTCTGGTCATTGGATCAAAACCAACAAATTGACCAGCATTAACACCTTCTCTTGTTTTTTTAATATTGTCAGACTGAGTTATAACTTCATAACCACGAGCACTACTAATTTCATTTATTGCACCAGAATCACTTAAATTTTTAATTTGATATTTAATATCAAGCACTTCATCTTGTGTCAATAAAGTAGATAGTGAAGCAAAATTATATCCAATCATATTTTGAAAGAACATAAAATTAGGAGATTGTTTACTATCAACAGCTCTTTTTGCACACCATTCAATTGCTTCAAGTGGTCTTAAATTTGGTATAGTGATATTACGGATACCTGAAGTTAATTCGTAAACACCACCAGCATTATTTTGTGGTACTTTTAAATAATTTTCTAAAATCTTTTTAACAATATCGGAATAGGTGCCAGTAAAAGATTGATTAATTTTTTGTTGGTCAGAATACATAAACTCATCGGCAACAAAATGAAGAATGTAAGTTTCAGAACCACCATTTTCTTTTCTGTTGGATTGCTTATAAATTCTAAAAGCCTTCTTAAATTTACCAATATCAGAATTTTCATCCTTTGATATGTCAATTAGTAAGGCTTCAGAACCATCAAAAGATAATTTACTTGACAAACCAACGGCATCAGTAACTAAAACACTACCACTCATAACTGGCATAAGGATTGAATCATGGATATTCAATTCATCAAAAATTGATGTGATATCAATACCACCAGATTTAGTTACAATAACCAGTTCATTTATCGTAAACTGTGTTGATTTCTGTAAAGAAAATTCCATTATTTAATCACTTTTTTAAATTCTTTTTCTACTGAAGAAACAAATTCAGGTTTAAGCAATTTAATTTCTCGCTTAGTATCATTTAAATCAACTTCATATTGGTAATATGATTCTTTTTCTTTTGTAACAACTTGTGTAATAGTTGTGCCATCATTTAAGTTAAATGTGTTTGTGCTTTGAGTTACATTAGCATATGTGTTGGAATCAACTTTTAATTTTTCAATAGTTTGTGTACCATCAAAAGATGTTCTTGTAACAATTTTATAGTAGGCATGAACATTATTTGTATCCATTGCCCAAGCTAATCCAGTTTGAACTTTAGTATTTGCTGAACCATTTGCCGTGTATTTGGCGTCAACATAATTTACCAATGTTTTTTCATTTAATGGCCAATCATATTGTGCATCAAGAATATCATTGAACAGTAACACAATCCAATGTCTTTCAGAATTATCGTAAAATTTACGAGCAATAATTTCTGGAGTATCAGATTCTTGAATGTTATATTTGTAAAATGCCGATGAATTCTGTTTTAACGAGTTTTCAAAACCAAACCGAGCAGTAATATTGGTAACACTATCTAAACCAGTATTGTTATTGTTGGCACTATAAAATGTTTTAGGAAAATAATTAAAGTATTTTGCCATATTAATTCTTAGCCTGTGAGTTGCCTTCTTTCCATCTAAAATGAGATTTTGTAAGGTAAGTGGTTTCTTTAAATGACAAACTAACTTTCATGGCTACTGGCATACCTGTGCGACCTAAAGACGGCTGCGACTCATTAGGCACTTCATATGCCGAGAATCCGTTTGGTGCATAGTCAACATTAATTGTTTCCAAAACACAAGTTGAAATTGGAGGAATGTTGGGGTTTTGTGTGCCACCATAGTAGAACTTAATATCAAATTCAGATGGAGGAATTAAAAATCCAGAAGCACCTTTTACTAATTCTGGCGCTTGGTGAAAACGCAAACGCTCTACTATTCGCTGAACTTCAAGAGCTTCTTTTTCATCTCTTGGATAAAATACAAAATCAAATGTAAATGTTCTAAAATTTGGTGACTTATAAATCATTTCAAGCATTGGATTTCTAACTGCACCAGTAACAGCGGTAAATCCTAATCTTGCAGTATTTTCTCCAACTAAACCACCAACACCAGCTCGCACCACATCTGCACCCTCATAATACGCACTTTTACCAGCGCTTGCACCTGCTTTTCCTAAAGATTGTAATGCACCTTTGCCAGATTGAAAAGCTTCTTTTGCGGAACTACCAGCCGCTAATACTTTACCACCTAATTCATTACCTAATTCCATTTGGTCATAGGATTGTGAATAAGTATAGGATAAAGAGTCTGGCATATACAGAGCAATAGCGTCTGTTGTCAAACTTGTAATTTTTAAAAAGCTTTGATTTGTAATGTTTTTGATTGAGGTATCAATAACTGATTTTGTTAGAGCAGAACTTCCACCAAATGTAACACCTGTTTGACCAAAAAGATTGTTTATACCACCAACAACACCATTGTATGCATCACCAAGAAATCCTGAAATTGTACCACCAAGATTGCTAGTATTTACTTTACTAAGAAGGTCACCGCCAATGGCAGTGTTTAATTTATTTTGTGCAGCTTGCAAACCACTTTGAATTTCTGCTTTTGCTTTGTTCTGCAAATTGTTAGCAGCTGCTGCAAAACCAGCATTACCGGCAGCAAAAGGAGTAGTTTTAAATGAACTTCTATCCTGTTGGCGAATATAAATCATTAGGTAATGGCCTTTATCTGCATTACCAATATCTAAAGGATAGCGATATGTGTTTTTTTCAAACTCACTACCAACAAGCTTGCCAAGAGGGCCAACTTTTGATACCACATTTTTATCAAAAGAAATATCGGAGAAACCGAAAAGTGACATATATTTTCCACGGAAAGGGTTAACTAGATACTATTTATGTCATATCGAGGATGGTTTAAACCAAAAAACCCACAAAAATATAAAGGCGATGCTACAAATATCGTCTATCGGTCAACGTGGGAAGTGCGTGTAATGAAATGGTTGGATGAACATCCAAGTGTAATATGGTGGGGGTCTGAAGAATTACCTATCCCTTACATATCTCCAGTAGATAATAAGAAACACAAATACTTTCCAGACTTTATTGCAAAGATGAAATTGAAGGATGGAAAAGTGATGACCTACATTATTGAAGTCAAACCATTAGCTCAAACCAAGATGCCCACGCAAAAGAAAAAGACTAGACGGATGATTCAAGAAATGGCAACCTTTGCGGTCAATCAAGAAAAGTGGAGAGCTGCTGATAT